TGTCAAACCAGTACCAGTTGCCATCTGAGTGCTTATGCCAGCGGTCTGCAAGCATGTAGCCTGAACCGTCGAAGTAATACCAGGTTCCGTTGATTTTCTCAAACTTGTCTTTTGGATAGCTTCCATCTGAGTGTACATACCAATAGCCTGTATCATTCTTCTGCCAGCCTGTTTCGGCGCCTAGGCCGTTCTCAATATCTCGCTTAAACTGTTCACGGCTAACACCCCATTTAGCAAGATAAGGATACGTATCAACGTGGTCGCTACTGTTATCCGGCTGGTTATTGGTACAGTATTCATGAGTTTTGATACCTGCCAAGTCGTCTGTATCAAGAGTTTTCGGCAAACCTGCTTCATCTGCTAGATTTCGTAGCAATTCGATATAAAGGCGATAGTCTGTCATGAACTCTTCTTTAGTTGAATGGCTTTCAATCAATTCAACTGCTGCATAAGTCTCAGCGTTCCAACCGCCACCAACATCCCACATTCCCTTGTTTACAGGACCTACCTGCATAACTCGACCATTTCCAATGACATGAGAAAAGAACCCAAGTTCAGGGTCCTTTCTGTAGTGATAATCCGCCTCATTTTGAGCGGTTGAGTTACGGTTTCCAGTTGAGTGGGCGTGTACTTGTCGATAAGGCTGCACCCCAACCTGTGGCAAGTCCGTGCGTAGTCTACTTGTATCGATATCCATACCTACTCCTCGCTTGGTTTCTTGTATTCTAGAGCTCGTGTGCTGTCTGTGATTCCGCTTGTAGTCGGGTCATTGACCAAACCGATTGCAGTCAAGAACACGAATACCGCATTAACTAGCAGAATCAACTTGTTACCGATATCACCTAAATCTAGATGATATCCAAAGACTGCTGCACCAGCTTGCAAGAGAAGCAAGAAGGCTGGGACAGCAGACAGGTAAAAGGTTTTATTTTTTAGTCGTAATTTCCAGTTAATCATATTATTTTCCTTTCTAGCGCCTTACTGCGCCTAAACTTTCAACGGTTTTAGCGTCCCAAATACCTAATTGATACATAACGCGAATGACGTTTTTTTGATTATCCCATCGCCAAGATGCAAGACTACCTTGTTCTGATAATCTTGCATTGGTCCAATCATAATCATCTGCTGATTTTAGCGGATTCAGTACTTTTACTGTAGCGTGCCAATAATCGAAATTCGCTTTTTTCCAAACATCGACGTTAATGATTCCCATTGATGTTCTAATGATTGCATTTGGAAAGTCATAAAGCGGTGCATTATTCCCAAAGCCTTGACTTCTGTTTGCGCCTAAAAGTATAAGGTTACCCCCTATATCCAAACCGCATCCATTATCAAACCATGCAATAGGCGGTGTATTGTTTAAATCAATCGTATAAGCCATCGGCGCCCGTCTTGGTGCAGGTTTAACAAGAGCCAATTGCTCCTGTAAAATCTGCGTTTGCTTCACTAAAGATTCAACTTGGTGTTTCAAAACTTGGTATTCTGTGCTTCCAGTAATACAATCTTTCGAGTTAAATTCCTCTTTCGTGAATTGTTGTTCTTTAAACGTCTCAAACTTGCGCTCAAGCCCTCTCAAACTCTCTTGAGTTTCGACTACTTGAGTTTGTGCATCCTCAGGCGCAGGACTCCAGTCGGTAGCTAGAGTGCCTTTTTCAATCTTCACGTCCCAGACACTTTTGGTAGTTTCCTTGTGATAAGTATTAACGCGTAGATGATAGATACCTGTCGGCTTATCCCAAACGAATTTCGTCCCTGTTGTACCTGTCTTAAGGTCCGATACAATTTGATAATTTCTGACATTTTTGTCCATAATCCAAAGAACCACATTATCAGACTCCTTATTCCCGTCATGATGGGCCGTAAAGTTACCGTCCGTTTTGGCCGAAATGATGTATTTCTGACCCTGTTCCATGTAGATAGACGTCTGTCCTGCATAAAGAACATTATTATCAAAATTAGCTGGCTTCCGATCTGGCATAAAAGGTCCTTTCGAACCTTTCAACAAGTTCGTTCCTCCAATCTTCATTTTGGAAAATGTCTGCGTGAGTCCATCAATATCTTGTTTGACCTCTGATTTTGTCGCAAGACTATCCATTTGAGTAGCGATACGGGCAATGGACTCTGTATTAGCCGAGATCTTTGTTTGGGAGTTGGCAGTTTTCGTCTTGAGATCCTTGATATCTGTACCAATAGCTGTTGCTAGATTTTCAAGGTTATTCATGGCTATCACGCTTTCGCTGCATTATAGGTTGCGACCAGGTCGAGGTTGGCGAACTCATCAATACGACGGCCGAGATCCGCCAATTTTTGCACGACTGCAGTCTCAACATCTCCGCTCAAGCTGGCGATTTTTTCAGCAACTTCCTTGAGTGTATCATACTGTTCAGATACTCCATCACCAAGAATGTCATTTTTAACTGCTGTTTTCGCTTGCTCGATGGCTTGCATTAACGTTGCGTTGTCAATTTTTGTATTGATTAAATTCTCCAACTTTTTATGGTCGACACCCAGAGCCCGGGCAAATTCAATCAACTTTGTTGTATCCATCCTATCACACCTTTCCTAAATTATAATGCATAAGTAAGTCTGGGATTTCCGGACATACTTGGGTTTCACTAAGTTGTTTTTTTACTTCTTCAGCGATATCCAGCTCTTTTAAAGCATGGACTTCTTCTGTGACCAATTCCCTATCTGAATCTTCAATTTCAATATAAGTATCTCTATCACTCGGGAATATATACCCTCCAACTGAGATTTCCACTCGGTATTTTCCGCTTGGAAGAATACTATCTAAATTAAAATTGACAGAATGGCTAGTGACGGGAGCAGTTGTCTTCCACCTGCTTTGTCCCTTGGTTAGAGTAATAACCGCATCTTGACCCTCAAACGAGGTCATGACACGGTAATTTTCATCTAACAATTCAAATCCAAAAGTAGAAGACAAATCTCCTTGCTTAATAAGGTCGCCACCATCAATTCTAGCCAAATTGGTTGCGTTAACTCTACGTTTGTTACAACCCATTCCATGCCCCCTATCTAATCATCTATTAAGATTTCTTTTGTAATATCCAATTTTTCAAAATCGCTGAATAAACGATCTATGTAGCCGTTACCTCCTAGAGTTTTATAGCTTTTATGCATGCTTTCCACTAGGGAGAATTCATCTCTAGAGGTATATCCTCTATTAATAGCACGTCGCATATCACGGTCAAGGCGCAACTTCATGGTATTTAGATGCGCCTCATCGTGTATTTTCAACTTCTCTTGGACTTCATCAATTTTGGAATTGCTATCTTTAGCGGTAGTCTGGACATCTTTAATCTGTTTCTTAACATCGGTTAGTTCCGAGACAATTTTATCTGTTTCTTCTTTGGCTTTTTTCGGTAATTTGTAGCTAAGCCAAGCGATGATAATTGGTGAAGCCGATGGTAGCACGTTCATGAAGAAATGTTCTATCTGTTGTAAGACGTCCATAAACACCTCTCTAGTTCGCCAAATGGCTCAAGCCAAGGAGCTCAAGTTCTTTTCGTACACGGTCTTTGAAGCGCTTATTGACAAATGAAAAGTCAATCGCTCCTCGCTTAAGCAAATTAATGTACATGTCGATTTTAGCTTGGTCTAATGTAATTCTACTCATTGTTGCTACCTCCATTGTTTTCACTAGTGCTCGCTTCACTTGTCGGTGTAGGAATTTCATGTTCTGTCTCGCTTTCTGTTGGTTGTTCTACTGCTGGTGCTGGTTGTGTAGGTGCTTCTGCTACTAGTTGTTCAGTAGTTGGTTGCGGTTGCGCTGGTGCTGGTTCAGATACGACCACGTTTGGAACTCCCTTTGTGGCTACGTCTGTAGCTGGTTGGGTTTCTGGTTGAACTGGTGGAGTTACTGGAGCAGGTTCAGCAGGTTGTGTCTCTGCCTCGGCAACGTGAGATACTTCCTCATGTCCCTCTGCTTCGTCCTCATGCTCATGTTCAATACCATTATGTTTCTCAAGCACTTCCAAGCGTGCAAAGAGTTCCTCGATATCGTCAGTATTATGCAAGCTGACCTTCTGCATACCTTCCATAAGATGATTCGCTTGTTCAAGTGCTGCAGTCGTTCTAGCCAATTGTTCTTGGTTTTTAACGATAGCACTTGTAGGATCTAATTCGGTTCGTAGAATTTCTTTGACTGCTTCAATGAGTGTTTCGTCCGTATCACCCAAACGGTCACCCTCTAACACACGAGTGAAAAAAGTTAACGGCTTGTCGCATTGAATAGAGACTTCCGTCTTGCCAACTCTAAAAAATTTATTTACTAATACAAATTCCATTTTTGTTTCTCCTATCTAATATAAAAAGTGTAAGATTGCGACCTATTGTTTAAAAAACTGTTTTTATCTGTTTCTGTTTCAAATTCGACAAAACAATGATCACCTAGTCCAGAAAGATAATTGTTATCAGCACCATATTGGTTGTTAATAAAAACGTATTTAGCAAAAAATACATTACTGTTATTGTTATTATCAACAATTTTTACTTTTTTTGTTCTTCCTCTTCCATAACGAGGATGATTGATAAATCTCGATGAACCGTTAACATCCATTGATGCAACTGTTGATGAAAAACTTCTAGGGCTATTTATACTTCGCACGGATCCAATTCTTATCCACTTGCTCCAAACAAGTTTGTCGCCCACGTATCGTTCGATAATATCTTTACCACCAACATAAATACCTTCTCTTGTAGCCATAGCATCACCTACTCATACACATCATAGATTGTGTTGGGGTCTTTGGTTCGGACTGCATTATATTGTGTTTTAGACCCGTACCAGTATTTCATTTGTTGATTCCCGTTCTGGTTAATCAGCTTATTAGCAACTACTTCGGACGGTG